TTAGGTGCCTCACACTTATTACATTTAACGATTAGTTCTGAGGTTTCTCCCGCTGACTTAGATTTCAGTTGTGTAAAGATATACTCCATATCATATATCTTCAACTTCAGTGCATTTATATCTTCAGTAAGACATCTTTCAATGATATCGACTACTGCTTTAACCATGACAGTTTCGTTTTCTGATTCTGCTGCGATCATTAATATCTTTTCTTCCCCTACCAAATAGGGTCTGAACTCTACTTCAACTTGTGTTGATGGTATAGTTAATGTATATTTGGGTACTGCTAGTTTTGGTAACGCCATCTCAATTCACCTTCTCTTAATTTAAAATATATTTCCGATTGTTGTTTTTGCAGCACCTAAAATGCCGTCTATTAATCCTTGTTCTTCCCAATTATCATATGCCATATGATACTGTACATCTTAGATAATCATCAGATCCATTAGATAACTCTACAGCATCCAGTGACATAGGATATGCATTAGATAATGAAATAGAATACGCAGGTACAAAWTCACCAGATGCCATTTGTTGTATCTGTATATCTGTAGTGTAGTTATTCTTGTAATTCATTTTTATTTCAGTTATATCATCAGATGGTGGTGCTATAAGATCCATCCATGATTTAAAATATTTCCATATATAATAATCATTAGTTAACAGGAAAGTCATCTTAACAGTGTCATCTGTCATAATGGCATATGGTATTTTAGTTGATTTAACACCAATCCTACGGTCTGATGTAGTAAATGATCTACCCGGTAGTGTGACTGATTCAGCTAGAAGATATATATCTCTAGGATCATTAAGAAATGAAGTAGGGGAAAACCCACCTCCAGTAACAACTGATCTTAGAGCAGTACCTGCTACAGAACTTAATGCTCCGGAAGCACCACCTGTCAGTATATTCTGTCCTGCAGGATTAGACATATAGATAGCAAACCTATTAGATTTAGCTAATCCACCTCTGCGATTGATAGTTGCTTTTAATGTATCTACATTAGCTGGTAACATTAGTAAGACCTTCTAGATTGTCCCCATACATGGGATTTTGATTTCTTTTTAAATGATTCTGTTTTAAGGAATATTGCTATTTCCCATTCAGGTGCTTCTACCATAACAATATTAGAATCTACATGATTCGTTAAGTAATGTTTAAAACATGGAGCAAATTCCTTTAACTTACCAACTGATTTCAGTGCTTGATAATTCAAAGTCATTCTTGTTGTTTCATCAAACTTACGGTTATTAGTATTCTCCATTAACTTGTCTAGGAACTTAGCCCTTAATACAGGTGATAGATAATGTAGATTCAATCCGTAGAATCCCTTTGGTGCTCTCTCTACGGCAATGATTAAAGGAAATGAATCATAGTAAGGTAATGTCTTACGATGTTTCGGATCATACATAAACATATACATAGATCCTGTTCTAAATCCTCTCCTCTTTACTAGAGCATCATCTCGTAATACCTTATGAGGATTCTGTCTTCCTAATTCCTGTACCTTAGCTCTAAACCATTTAGATGAATCCTGTGTTCTTGCTTGAATACCAGATCTGAATGCTTCTTTCTCTAATGTATCGAATAATGATTTCTGTTTTTCTGCCATATCTTTATTTATATATTTTCCTTGACATTCTTACGAATATGTGTTATAATATTATATCCGCTGACGGAAATGGGGTAGTCTATACTTTCTTCTTCACTTTCTTCTTTACTCTCAATGGTTTTAATATCTTACCTTTAGGTTTCTTATTCATCAGGAGTTTAATACCTAATCCTTCTAATGTATGTTCAGTCCATATCTGAAAGACACAATTGTTATCATCAGCGAACTTATTTGCTGCTTCCCATTTAGATTGATTCTTTATATAGGTTAATGATTCAGTAATAAACCGTTTAGTCTTCTTAGTTCCTGTAGGAGGTCTTGTTTGTTTATCGGGTTTAATCTCTATCAAGTACTTCTTGCCATCAGCTGTCTTAAAGAATACATCAATGAAGTATCTATGCATCTTACCATCAGTACCACATCTATAGGGTATAATAACTTCTTCAGAGTTCCATTCTGTGATAGAAGGATTAGAATCAATCCATCTAAATGTTTGTCTTTCCCATAGTGATCTATATGTTATTGAGGTATAGTCACCTTTATATTTTTTCAAATTCTTAGGCGTGAACTTTCCTTTRTATGTTTTCATTATAAATATATAAATAAGTAATAATAAACATATTTATAAGGTAATATAAATGGCTAAAAATTTAAAAACTGGTAAGGGTGCTATATTAAGATATCCTTTATCTATAGGACAATCTAAAGCTCCTGCGATTTTATTTAATATGCATGAAGCTACATACAAAGTACATGGTGGTGGTATTAATGTTAGTTCTGAGGAGCACATTCGCTTTTATATATGGTACCTGGTATAAGTATGAAAGACTTCTAATTAAATTATGAAGATAGATTACTTCAGGAATAGCGGGATCCGTGATGGAT